TTATATCACTTGGTAAATTATCAATATCAACTGATAACCCTCTAGTAGAGTCAGTTCTTGGGTTTCTTTCCATCAACTCTTTATAAGCTTGTAGTCTAGAAGTGCCTCTTGATAAAGCATCAATTACAAAGTAACCTCTGGGTGCTTCCACGTTACCTATTGGGTCGTCAAATAAAGTTCTAGCATAAAAGTTATCTGACGGTGGGTCATCTTGCGCATCAGGAGCCATACCATAGTGTGTAATATCACTGTTAGATGGCAGAACACCCTTATCTGTGGAAGTACCTTTATTTGGCCCTTCAACTGGTAGAATAGCTTTATACTTATCGTTTTTATAATTAGCTGCAGTGTGGAAGTTTTCTATTGGGTCAAAACTCTGAGAACTTTCTAAGTGAGAACGTTTAACATTACCCCAACTTTGGTTGCGTAAATTGTATACATGTGCATCAGTTTTAAATTGAGGTCTAAACTGTACGTTGTTTCCTTCACGCAAATCAATAGTTTCAAAATCAGTGTCGGAGTTATTATATAAATCTTCTACACCAAATAAATCCCTAATTAGTAGTCTTTGATACTCTACTTTCATATTAGTTACGTTGTAAGTAAGAACAGCAACTTCATCTGCCCCAGCAGCAACTACTAATCTACCATCAACAGAAGCAAAAGAAAATTTAGAATTTTTATCAAATCTACTTAAAGTAACGGAGTTAGTTTGTAAATTTGGTGATATTTCTTCCTGTGTTAAATCGTGAAAACTAAGAAAGTTACCAAACCAAATTACAGCAACTGTAATATTAGGGTTATCCCCAACGTTTTCCCACCTATATACACCAGAGTCAAGTATATCTTTGTCTGAAAAGTCAACTTTAGTTTGAACTAACTCATAGTTAGTTTCATAATCCATACCAAGTCTACGACTTCTTGTACCATTTCTATTTATAGTAAAGTTTAATTCATCCACAGATGCATCAGGCGGAAATGTAAGTGGGTTTACCTCTGTAACAAAACCTTTAGAAAAACTAGTTAGTTCTATCGGAGTCTTTTGTTGTGTCATTTTTTCTAACTCCTTTAGTTGGTTGTTTGTCTAAAAAAGCGTCAATAGCTTGCTTTGCTGTAGCAGAGCTTGTAAACAAACCTCTTAACTCTTTATGTACAGAACCTTTACCAACTGGTTTAATCAATTTATTAGAGAAGTTGTTACTTTCAATCTGATATCCTTTATATTCAAAAGGCATATTATTTCCTACCATAGTCTGGGTATAATTCTAAATCAGAGACTGACCAAGCTTTTTGTGACAACCATCTTTGCTGTCGCCTAGCTTTCTGCTCAGATTTCTGATTATTAACTTGCTTTAGTGTATGAAAAGCAACACTCTTAGCTTCTTCTAGTAAAGCAGCGTAAGCCTCTGAAGGTAAGTCTGGATACGCATCATCATCATGTACCCAAGATGGCATAACGTAAGCTAAACACTGGAATCTACTAGTCATTAGGGTTTGACCAACTTCTAAATCATAACTGTCAAATACTAATGTTTCTTCATCAAAACTAGTAAAATACTCAGGGGCTTTGTCATTTTGGATAAGAAGCTCTACAGTAGTAGGGTCTTCAACAACAACAATATTATCTTTACTGCTATCTCTTTGATTAAGTTTTTCTAAAAATTCGTGTGGTTCGTAGTAAACCATATCTTTGAATTTTCTACGTTCCTCAGTGCCACTTCTAACATCATACTTAACAAAGACTAATTCTTTTACATCCACACCTAGTTTCTGGTGTGTTGGGAGGTTAATATCTGTTGAAGAAGTAAACTGAACTAGTTTACGTAGGTGAGGCCAATTTCTATTAGACATCAATTCTACGTATGTAGTTTTAATTATCTGAGCTACTTGTTCTGACTCTACTGTATCAGAAATGCTGTTTACTTCATCACTATCCATTTCAGAAAGAATGTCCTGAACCATTTCAAGTAAAGTCATTTTCATATTAGAAATCTCCAGCAGAAGTTCTAGTAATAGTAATTCCGGGTTGTGAAATATTAACTGTTCCAGTGTCAGTATTTAGGAATAACTGCCCATCATTAGCAAAGAATGTAGCTAAACAAAAAATGTTAAAAGAAGTGGATATAGTATATGGTGTTGTTCTACCAGTTGCTAAAAACTTAGTTACAATTGGTATTGTTACTGTTGCACTTCCACCAATATCTAGTTGAATAGTTACTTCTGTAGGTGAACCAGTTTCAGAGACAACTGGTAAATCTAAACGAACTTGATAAGAATCGCCCTCAGCAATTGGTGTAATAGTGTTTGTTGTACTGTCCCATAAATTTCCACTACCTCTGATTTGATATGGTAGGTAAGATGTATTTGTCGTACTGCCCAAACCAGTATTGGTTAATTTTGCTGGAGTTGTATTAAATACTTGGTTAGCACCATTGTCTTTATAAAAGCCCCAACCTTCTGGGTAATACTTCCAAGTTACACTACCACTTCCATCAGCAACAGCAACCATACCTTGAGAGGCAGCATTTTGATTTTTTAATTTCTGTTCTTGCCAACTTCCTGAACCAAGACCATCTGAAACATATACTTTATCCGCTTGTGCGGAAGAAACACCTTTAGGTTCATGGATTTCTGGGTCTGTTATATTTGCGTGTTCAATTGTCAAAATCAAACTCCTGATAACAAAAAAGGGAGGACAAGCCTCCCCTTCTTAGGTTAATTAAAGATTCTTATATTTAACAAGAACCCGTGCTTTACCAGTACCAGAGGCAATGGCGTTAGAGTTAGGTGTGAAAGTCAAGTCAACGCTTGTTGCACCACCCTTAACGTTAGCCAAACCAGTAATTGCTACAGAAGCAGTACCTAGAGTAGTTAGTGGGATTTTAGTTGTCAAACCAGCACCACCGTTAATACTCAAGTCACCTGTAGAACTAGCAGCAAAAGCTTCTTCAACTTCTACATAAATCTGCTCTACTAGGTAAAAAGGAGGTAGTTTAACTGGGTAATGGTCATTGACCGTATCTCCAGCAATTACCTCAAAAATTACTTCTTCTTCTCCACCAGCCGTCTTTTGACGACCAGCTACACCACCAACAGGTCGTGTACCATAGTTAGTGTATACGCCGCGTAATGCGGCAAGTTCTTTAGCCATTATTTATTTCCTTACACTTTAGTTGCTGAGGTGATGTAGATAGCCAATGTATCTAGGCGTTGAGGGCCGATACCCCAACGTGCGCGAGTAACAAACTCATCACGAGCTTTATCTTTGTTACGCTCACCTTCAACAGATGGCATTTGTCGCCATGCAGCCATAATAGGTTTGGTGTTGTCATCCAAGATGGACATAAACACGTTAGCTACAGCTCCAGTAACCGCAGTAGTACCATCACTAAAGTTACCTTTTGCAAGGCGGTTAGAGGTGATGATGTTCCAGCCATACAAATTCATAAGGAATGTATGGTCACGGTCAAAGCCATTCATAAGGATATTCTTACCAAACTCAGTTACATCGTGAGTAACAGTGGTTTTCAAATCCAGAGTAGCAGCACACACAGGGTCGATAGCAGCAACACGACCAGCGTAAGGTACGTTAGCTTTATCAAAAGCTAGTTTAAGCTTAATCAAGTCAGCTAGGTCAAGAGTGTTCTCAGAACCAGAAGTTGCTACGGTAGATGCCAAACGGTGAGCAAAACCATTAACACTGTTAGGGTCAGCATTTGTTTGTGCAGCATTACATACTTCAAAGTAGCGAGTTTCAAAGTTCTCTTGAATAGCACGAGTAGCTTCTGCTGAACGAGCAGCCATCAAAGCTTCTACTTGAGTACCATCTTGACGTAACACATCAGTAACATACCAAGCATCACCAACATAATCAGTAATACTCAAGGTTACTGTGCCAGTGTCAATTGCGTTGTAAGTGATTGCAGTATCTTCTTCAACTTCTTGAATAGTTGCTGAACCAATAGTTTTAATGTTTAGTGTTTCACCAGAACCGAAGTCTGAAACATCACGATACCAAGTACCGGGCATCAAACCATCATGCAGGTTTGTTAGGATAAAAGAGCTATATTGTTCTGCCTCAATAAATGCTCGTGTATTAGTAGTTAATTGCATTCTTTATTTTCCAATTAGGTTTCAATTTGTAGTTTTTTGTAAACTAAGTCTCTATGTCTTCGCATTTCTTCTGCCAGCTCTTTGCTGGTAGCACCTGCTAGGACAGATTTGGTTGGACGTTGCAATGATGTAGTTTCCTCTTCAGTCTTATTAAACATAGCCGCTGTATTAAAGCCGCCAGAGTTTACTTTAGGAGCTGGTTTGGAATCAGGAATTAGCTTCAGAACCATGTTCGGAGATTTTGCTGAAAGTTCTTGTAACTCTTCCACTGAAAGATTGGTTTCTTTAGCTAGTTCCTGAAATTTGGTTTCTGCACTGTCGCCAAACTTCTCTACAAACGCTTTTTCTACAAGACTCTGGTTAGCTTTTTTGCTTTCCTCTTGTGAGCGTTTTTCTAAAAGAGAAGACAAAATTTCTTCTACGGATTTTTCATTGACACCAGTATTGGACGGTTGTTCCTTTTCTGGTTCCGGTTTATTTTTATCTTCTTTTGAAGCCAAAATCTTATTAACAACTTCTTCAACACCAGCACGCTTTTCCAACTCTAATTTCATTTGGTCTAGCTGCTCTCGTAATGTCTTGTTGTCTGTTTCTAATTTAGGAATAAATTCTTGTGAGTGTTTTAACGCATCAAGAGCTTTATCTAAATCTGAATATTTTGGCTTACCTTCCTCATTTACAATTTCTTTTAATTTGTCGTCAAAAGTATTTGTAGTTTGAGTTGTATTTTCTTCTGTTTTAATACCTGATTGGTCATCTGGTTTTTCAAACATTAATAAGTTATCCTTTAGTAATTATATTAATTAGTATTCATAGTATATACTATTATACTAAAAATTTTACGTTTTGTGTACAATTTATTTCAATAAATTTAA